TTAACGGCCACATCAAGTCCATCAAGTATTACCCACGGCGTCTAACTAACGTACAACTTCAGGAGCTTACGACATGAGCGAAGTAGTAACAGAAGATATCGTTGATATCGTTGAAGCACCTAGGCGTGACTTCTATTTAAAACTAAACGCTGAAGCAGATATGCCCACAGCGTTGGCTGACTTCTACCGCCAGGACTACGTGACCAACGTGGACGAGGAAGGGGTTGAAACTCAGGTTGCTGACGGCGACCCTTATCTGGTTATGCATAGTCATGATTACGCTATCGACATCGTGGGTACGATCCACGAGCCGACGGGTGCAACAACGACTGATGAAGAAGGCAACGAGGTTGCAGTCATGGCTGCGGTTGACGGCTGGCATATCAACATCCGGTTGATCGGTGATAACGAAAGAGAAAAGGTTGAGGCTCTGGATATAACGTATGGCGTTATACCTAACTCACCAAGCAGGGTGTGGGCTTGAGTCATGCAGGAAGAAGCAAAAACAATCGTTGACGGTGTAGCAGTTTCAGGCGGGATCGCTACCTTGGCTGGCTGGTTGCCTGACATCACCGCGCTTCTCACGATCATCTGGTTGAGCCTGAGAATCTGGGAGTCTGATACCGTCCAGGGATGGGTAAACAGAGATGGCTCCGATTGACGAGAACACCAATTTCGAGATATCGATAAAGGCGATCATCTCTATTGGCTTTGCTGTGTTCACCCTGACTACGGCTTTCGTCACCTTGGACTCCCGCATCACCTCGCTCGAACACGGTCAAATCGTTCAAGATATGACGATTGATAAGAACTCTCACTTCGTAACTAACTGGCCACTTGGGAACTTAGGGGCACTCCCCGACGATCTGATCCAGAATGCTGAGATCATGGCGCTCAAGGAAAAGCAGATCGAGGTCAAAGAGTTACGTGAAGATATCCGCAGACTTCAGTTGGAAGTCGGGGCTATCTCTGCGAAAGAAGCGACAATCGCTGAGAAGATTGAGACCTTGTTTGACATTTGGAATCAGTCAGTAGTGAACCAGGCGAAGGACAAGTAATGGAAACGGTTGATGTCATTGTCTCTTTGTGGCCGGTGGCTGCGGGGATATTCATCTTGATCCTCACCATAGGCAAAATTCTGAACCGCCTGGACGTTCTCGAGTCAAAGATGATCGAGGCTTGGAAAGCAATCAACGAACTTTTAAGAAAGTGAAGTTCTTCCTCGTCATGAAGCTCACGTTAGGAATTTGGATTGACGATAACATTTCTTTCGATACTCATTCAGAGTGTCGAGTCTATGCCAATCAACTTGAGAAGGCTGGAATGATCGTTATTTGCGAACCAAGGATTGTCCATGAAATTTGACGCAATTAAAAATTTAGTCGGCGGGCTTGCGCCTACCATCGGAGCCGCGCTAGGAGGCCCTGTCGGAGGCATGGCGGCTGAAACAATCGCAAAGGTACTAGGATGCAGCCCTGAGCCGAAATCGATTGAGAAGGCATTACAAACAGCCTCACCGGAACAATTGGCTGAAGTCAAAAAGGCGGAGATCCAGTTTCAGACTAGAATGAAAGAATTAGAAGTTGATGTCTTCGCGCTTGAGACTCAGGACATTCAACACGCCAGGCAGACGATGGGCAAGGACTGGACGCCAAAGGCCATTGCCATCATGTGTGTAATTTTTTTCGGCGGATATATTGCAATGGTAACAATCCAAGATCCAGCAGCGAATGATGACGGAATAGTCAATCTCGTCCTCGGGTATCTGGGCGGAATTGTTTCTTCAATTATCAGTTTCTATTTCGGCGCAAGCCATAAGGATTAGTGTGAATAAATTAAGAGAAATGCTGAAGCGACATGAAGGAATCAAGAGCCACGCCTACAGATGCTCAGCAGGTAAAATAACAATTGGCGTTGGGCGCAACATTGATAGCGATGGTGGTCTTGGCTTGAGCGTTGAGGAAATCGATTATTTACTTGATAACGATATCATTCGCTGTATCCAAGAGTTGAACTCCACGTTCCCCTGGTTTAACAGCCTCGATAATGTCCGATCCGATTGCTTAGTGGATATCTGTTTCAACTTAGGCTTGCCTAGATTAATGCTGTTTCAAAAGGCAATCGCTGCTATGAAAGAAGGCGATTATGATACGGCGGCGGATGAATTCTATGACTCTAAGTGGGCTAAACAAGTCGGCAATCGAGCGATTGAAGTCTGCGAAATGATCAGAACCGGAAGATATAAATAAAAAGCCCCGAACGGCTAGGGGAAGGGCACCGAACGGGGCGAGGAGCAATCCGCGCAGTATACCACTCTTATATAGCTTGCAAGGTAAACTATTTCTGCTACACTGTCAGCGGTTTAATTGACAGGAGCAAAAATGAACCAATCAGAGCAAGTTAATGAGCTTTTCACCGCAATGGCGAAAGCTCAGGCTGAGATTAAAAATCCAGCCAAAAACATGAAGAACACATTCTTCAAGACTGAATACGCTGACTTAACCGCAGTGTTGAACGCTATCCGTCCTGTGGCTTCATCGCATGGTTTAAGTTTCATCCAATCTGTCGATATGATTGATGATCGCGTAACTGTTCAATCGCAGATATCACATAATTCTGGCCAGTGGATACGCTGTTCAGCGATGGTTCCGCTCACGCCAGGAGCAAAGAACGTCCCGCAGGACATTGGGATTATATCTACCTACATCCGACGGTATCAGGCTCAGGCGATGTGGGGCATCAATGCTGAAGATGACAATGACGCGCAGACATTGACTGACAACTCAATTGGCATTGAATCGATTGACGCCAAGAAAGTAGCGCACATTGATGCGTTACTGGACTCCACCAAGTCTAACCGTCAAGCATTCTTGAAAGTCTACGGCGTTGAGAAGATTGAGAACCTCACCGAGAGTCAGTACGACAAGGCTGTTAAGCAACTTCAGCAGAAGAAAAGGGGGCGATCATGAGAAGACGATTCTTAGACTGGGGATTCTTCATTGAATCAAAGGACTTTGTTCGTAAGCCTGATTTTCAGAGGATTTGGAAGTGAAAATTCACAACGTCGAGCAAGGTACGCCGCCATGGTTTAAATTGAGGTTAGGCAAGCCATCAGCGTCCAGGTTTAGTGATTGCGTAACACCTACGGGGAAGCCTAGTGCTAGTGCTGAGAAATACATGCACGAGCTTTTAGCTGAAAGGCTGTCGATGAAACGATTTGAAGGGTTTGATACCTTTTATATGAAGCGTGGCCGTGAATTAGAACCTCAAGCCGCTGATGTATTTACCTTTCAGACAGATTTACCCTGCCGAGAAGTAGGATTTGTGACCGATGACAAGGAAGCCGTCGGTTGCAGTCCAGATCGGTTAGTCGGGGATATCGGGCTTGAGATCAAATGTCCTATGCATACGACTCATGTGAAATATCTCATCGATTATCACGCTAAAGGCAACATGCCGTCCGAGTATTACGCGCAGGTTCAAGGAACAATGTGGATCATGGATTTACCAGAGTATTGGTTTATGTCCTATCATCCAGATTTACCAAACCTCATCATCAAAATTAATCGTGATGATAAGTATATCGCTGGACTTCAAGCGGCGATTGAGAAACTACTTGAAGATCTTGAAAGTAACTTTCGACTAATAGGAGTCTAAAATGGAATATGACAATCGGGGAAAGGTTAGCCTTTGGAAAAACGACAGAGGCGGCGATAAGCAGCCAGTTGTAACGGGTAAAGTTGTCGCGCATAGAGATATCAAAGAGGGTGAAACCTTAGATATCGCTCTTTGGAGGCGAGATGACGCATCTGGAAATCAGCCAATCATGACGGGTAAGATTTCAGATCCGTTCAAGAAGGATGATGGTGATGACTTACCGTTTTAATTTCGGCAAGGCGTTAAGGGTAATTCAAGCGAAAGAAGGGGTTAGCTCAGTTGAGCTAGCCCGTCGCTTGGGTTTGACTAAGCAGCAAATCAGTCATTGGAGGTATAGGGAAGATGCCAAATTATCGCTCGTTGCTAAAATCTGCAATTGTCTCAACGTGGAAGTGGATGAATTCATTGAGATTGCGATTGAAGAAATTCTTTAAGATGTTGTGGTTAGAGGTTAAGTGGTTTGTCGAGGACGTGATAGCGGAGATTAAGCGATGAACGGCGTCTTCTGGATGATTCGTAATCGTAAGGATATCGATCAAGTCCTGAAGTTCTTCAAGAAATTTCTTGATGACTGGGACTACTCACGTCCGATAGCCTGGAAGGTAGAGCCTTATTCTGCCACAAGAAGTCTTAGCCAGAATGCCTTATTCCACATGTGGTGCGGCGAGATGGCAAATCATTTCTCTAGCAAGATCGACGTTACGCCAGAGAAAATGAAGCTCCTGATGAAAAACGAGTTTTTAGGGACTGAAGATGTCTTCGTGGGTAAAACGGAGATCAAACATCAACTCAGATCAACATCAAGTCTGAGCAAAGGTGAAATGCATGTCTTCATGGAACAAGTCTTTCACTGGGGTTTAGATCATGGCGTTACTTTAACCAATCCAAAAAATTCGGAGTTTGCTCGTGCCAGAAACGCTACGGGCTAAGGCTCTAAGACTCTTTCAGTTAAAGAGACGACTGGAAGAATGCGACGATCATGGGTTCGGGGCTTGCGTAACATGTGGCCGCGTCGGGCACTACACCAAGATGCATGGCGGGCATTTCATTCCAAAGGGGAAAAGTTCGTTCCATGCCTTCAACCCTGACAACGTTCATTTACAGTGTCCTGGCTGTAACCTTTATGGCATGAAAAACGGGATCGCAGCGCAGACTTATACTGTGTGGATGCAGGAGGTATACGGAAAAGCGTACGTAGATTTCATGTTGGAAACAGCAAATAAACCACATAAACTTTATGCCGCCGATTATAGGGACATGATCGACGAGTTTAATGCCGAAATTAAACAACTCAAGAGAAAGCTGTTTTGATTGCCAAGATCAAGCGGTTCATGCACATCACGTCGTTCCTCGCAGTCTCGGGGGGACTAAGACTGTTTTTCTTTGTGCTGACTGCCATGGCAAAGTCCACAACAGAAATTTCATCGACTCAAGCGCATTGGTTAAAAAGGGTTTGGAGAAACGTAAGAGACAAGGCTACCACCATGGTACGCCGCCTTTTGGGTTTGATCTTGACAACGGGAGACTCAAGAAAAACCCAGTCGAATACAAAACACTGAAAGTAATTATCGATTTATACGAAAAGGGGATTACTGGTGCAGAAATACGGGATGAACTCAACAGACGAAAGTTGGCGAAACGGAATGGTAAAGTTTGGGACAGATCCACAGTCTATGAGCAAA